TCGGCCGCATCAGCGCGGTGGCTGTCGCTGGGCTCGCGGTCGCCATCCCAGCGCGGGTCGCGCGCGTCGGTGCACGGCCCCCAGATGGCGCCGTCGCCGGTGCCGTAGGTGGTGAGGTTTTGCATGTGGTCGGGCTCCTGTGGTTTAGATGAAGGCCGCCAGCAGGCAGCCGAGGGTGATGCCGAAGGAGGCGGCGAAGAAGTAGTCGATGGGGCGAAGGGGTTGCATGGTGACCTCAGATTTGTTCGACCTTGGAGATGGTCCAGCCGAGCGCCAGGCCGCGAAGCCTTGCGTCATCCATCGAGCGATGGACTTCGACGTTGATGAACTCGCGGTTCAGAATCTTGGAGAAAACGTAGAAGGTGACGCGGATCATTTGGTGCTCCTGGTTGCGTGTTGCGATGGAAGAATCATAAACCAAAGTTAACACCTGCAACGCATTCCCGACTGAAAACTAGGGTTTACAGTTTGACGCGGTATCGGTTACAGTGTGGGCATGAAACAAAAACGCCATGCCGGTCCCATGCCGGCCATCAGCACAGCCGACGCAATCACGCGGGCAGGCTCCATCAGCGCACTGGCCCGCTTACTGGGCATCAGCCGTGTGGCCGTGCACAAGTGGGGCGAGACGCCCCCGCCGGCGCGCATGTGGCAACTGATGCAGATCAGGCCAGAGTGGTTCGCATCGGAGGCTAAACCGTGAAACAAGGCGACCGCGTGCGCCTGTCAGACGGCCAGGAGGCCATGGTGCTGGAGGTCGGCGTGGCTACCCTGCGCGTGGCCCGCATCCGCGAGGATTGGCCGTTTCCCGGCCTGCCTGAGTCGGTGCTGCGCGGCACGGTCAAGCGGCTGCCGTCGCGGTATCTGCGCGAGACACCCGCTGACGTGGAGCCGGCCCGCTGGTGAGCCGGCCCCGATGATTTTTCAACCTGCGGCATGGCCGCAACGAAAGGAGAAAGAGTGCAAAACGAATCGGCAGCGGAATACGCTGCATTTCTGGACCGCAAGGCCCAGCTAGGTGGAGAACATGGGTTCGAGCCCATATCGCTGCCGCCGTGGCTTTTCGACTTCCAGGCTTCTCTCGTAGAGTGGGCGCTTCGCAAGGGGCGCGCTGCGATCTTTGCGGATTGCGGACTGGGCAAGACAGCGATGGAACTGGTGTGGGCTGACAACGTAGTCCAGCGCACAAATGGCAAGGTGTTGCTCCTGACGCCGCTGGCGGTGACGCATCAAATTGCCGCCGATGCTGAGAAGTTCGGCATTGCAGCCAAGGTATCGCGCGACGGTGTTTCGCACCCTGGCATCACGATCACGAACTACGAAAAGCTGCACCTGTTTAATGCTGCTGATTTTGTGGGCGTGGCGTGTGACGAGAGCAGCATTCTCAAGAGCTACAGCGGTTCAACCAGGGGAGCGATTACCGCCTTCGCCCGCAAGCTGCCCTATCGGCTTCTGGCAACGGCCACGGCGGCACCTAACGACTTCACGGAGCTGGGCACATCATCTGAGGCGCTTGGCTACCTCGGGCACATGGACATGCTCAATCGGTTCTTCAAGAACGACCTGAACAACAGTGCTTCAGGTCGATTCGCTGGAGAGGTCATTAAGTGGCGCCTGAAGGGCCACGCGGAATTGCCGTTTTGGCGCTGGGTGTGTTCGTGGGCCAGGGCCGTGCGCCGGCCTTCTGACATCGGGTTCGACGATAGCCGGTTCATCCTGCCGCCAATCAACGAAGTCGAGCATGTGGTGGAGTCCAACACTTGCGCCGATGGAATGCTTTTCGCACTGCCCGCAGTGGGGCTTGATGAACAGCGCGAGGAGCGCCGCAGGACCGTGCGCGAGCGATGCGAGCGTGTGGCTTCATTGGTCAATGGCACCGGCCAGCCTGCGCTTGTCTGGTGTCATCTGAACGATGAGAGCGAACTACTCTCGGACTTGATACCCGATGCAGTGGAGGTAAGCGGAAAGGACTCTGACGACAAGAAGGAAGGCAAGCTGTTGGACTTTGCCAATAGTCGCGCTCGCGTGCTGATTACAAAGCCGAAGATCGGTGCGTGGGGCCTGAACTATCAGCACTGCAACCACATCACATTTTTCCCGTCGCATTCGTTCGAGCAGTATTACCAGGGCGTCCGCAGGTGCTGGCGCTTTGGCCAACAGCGGCAAGTGACCGTCGATATCGTGACCACTGAAGGCGAGCGCGGAGTTCTGCGCAACCTGCAACGCAAAGCCGCCCAGGCTGACACGATGTTTTCCAACTTGGTTGCGCAGATGAACGCCGCCCAGGCCATCGAGCGCGCATCGCAATTCACAAAGACTCAGGAGATTCCATCATGGCTGTCCACGACCAATTGATTACCGACAAGTTCGCCCTCTATCACGGAGACTGCATAGAGGTCATGCAGAACATGCCCGATGCCTGCGTGCATCTGTCGATCTACTCGCCGCCATTCGGTGGCCTGTATCACTACAGCAGCAACGACCGCGACCTGTCGAACTGCGACGACTACGATACGTTTTTCGACCAGTACGCTTTCGTGGTGCGAGAACTGGCGCGCGTGACCATGCCCGGCCGCGTGACCGCTGTGCACTGCATGGATGTGCCGCGCAGCAACAGCGGGACCGACAGCTACATTGACTTTCCTGGCGACATCATTCGCCTGCATGAACGTGAGGGCTGGCTGTTCACCGGCCGCCGAATGATCTGGAAGGAGCCGCTGGCTGTGCGCCTGCGTACCATGCAGAAAAACCTTGCGCATCAGTCGCTGGTTGAGGACTCAATTGATTGTGGCGTGGCCGCTGGCGACCAACTGCTCACTTTCCGCAAGCGCGGAAGCAATCCGGTTCCAGTGCGCCATCCGGTCGGGATGCTTGAATACGCTGGTGAGCGGGTTCCACCTGGCGATGTCATGGCCTACCGTGGGTGGAAGGGCAAGCAAACCGAAAACCGTTTTTCGCATTGGATCTGGCGGCAATACGCCGACTGCATGTGGGACGACATTCGCATCGGCCATGTCCTGCCGTTTCGTGAGGCGCGAGATGGGGACGACGAAAAGCACGTTCACCCGTTGCAGCTCGACGTGATTGACCGATGCGTACAGCTTTTCAGCAATCCAGGCGAGACGGTCTTCACGCCGTTCATGGGCGTTGGCAGCGAGGTCTACAGCCCTGTCATGCTGGGCCGGCGTGGAGTTGGTGCTGAACTGAAGGCAAGCTACTATCGCCAGGCGTGCAAAAACGTTGCAGCAGCGGCGGCAGGCATCAAGATCGGCGCAGAAACCGAGGAGCTGGCTTTTGGTGACTTGATCTCTGAGGCGATGGGATGACAACCCGAGGCCGCGAAACCCTGCGCGAAAAGATGCTGCGCAACCAGGCCACGATGGACCTCTACGCGGCCATGAACAACAAGCCCCGCGTGCTGCTGGACATCCCGCCTGAGCCGGCCAAGCGCGGTCCGCGCAAACCGTCAGGACAGCCGACCGAGGCCCAGATTCTCAAGGCCGTCATGGCGCTGCTGAAGCGCCACCCGAAAGTCGCCAGCTGCTGGCGGCAGAACTCGGGCACGTTCCAGGAACGCAACCGCGACGGGTCTGTGCGGTACATCAGTGCTAACACCGCCAAGGGCATGAGCGACATCATGGGCGTCCTCAAGGACGGCCGCACGCTGGCTATCGAGGTCAAGTCGGCCACCGGCCGCATGCGTCCAGGCCAGGAGGAGTTCCTCGCCACGATCCGCCAGGCGGGCGGCGTGGCCGGGGTTTGCCGGTCGGTTGAGGATGCAGTGGCGTTGCTGGCATGACCGTCGATGACGACTACCGCGCCAGTGCTTGCGCTGGAAAAATCGCGTTCGCGTCGTTCCTTCAGGCCCAGCGCGTAGGCGAACGCGCCTCGCGCCGTGGCCGCAGCCGGCAGATTTACCACTGCCCTCATTGCCACCTGTTTCACCTGGGCCGCAGGCCCATCACCAAGCGGCGCAGCCGCATCACCACAGAGGATCTATGACTGAATACGATCGGACTAACAGCGGCCTTCTGGCCAAGAACGACAAGCAAGGCAACGAAAGCCGCCCGGACTACCGGGGCAGCATCAATGTGGACGGCCGCGAATACTGGCTTTCGGCCTGGATCAAGCAAGGGCGCGACGGCACCAAGCTGGCCGGGCAGAAGTACATGAGCCTGTCTGTGAAGCCGAAGGACGAGCAGGCCGGCTACGGCCCGGCCGCTGCACCTGCTGCCGCGCCTGCACCTCGTATGACCCAGGATCAGCGTGATGCCATGGCCATCCGTGAGCGTGCAGAACGCGAGCGTCAGGCGGCGGCGAAGCCGAAGACGAACTTTGACGATATGGACTCAGATATACCGTTTTGACGCTTGACTAGGGCCCGCGCTGCGGGTCTATACTGAACCTTCCCGCTGGTTGTTTGGGCCGGCCAGCGGGCGCGCACAGAGCGCAACCGTAGTGCCCTAAGGAGTGAGCGATGCTCATCAGTGCCAATCGGTCGGAGACCGAAGGATGGCGGATCGACCGCCTGAAAAAAGCCCGTTATTGCTTTTGCGCAATCTACGGGATTTCTGAAAATCAAGCCGCATTGCTGATTGATGCGATCCATGACCACAAGGGCGAGCTGACGGTCATGTGGAGCCGTCAACAGCAACCAACACAAGAGCAGATGCGGGCATGGGGGCTGGCCTGGGAGTTGTGCGACGAAGCAAAGGAAAACGTCACGCACAACGACCCGGATCTCATGTGGTTGGTCCCAGACTCTGACCCCATCTGACAATGGCCGGCCTCGACTTCGACGGCCTGGCCCGTCAACTCCTCGCATCGGCTGAAACTCACCTCGCATCCTGGCTCCCAGCCGGCCGCAAGCGCGGCAATTCCTGGGTCGCTGGCGATCTCAGCGGTGCAGCCGGTCAATCCCTCAAGATCAACCTCGCAACAGGCGCATGGTCAGACTTCGCAACTGGTGACCACGGCAGCGATCTGGTGAGCCTTTACGCCGCGATCTACGAGCTGCCCATGGGCGATGCATATCGACATCTCGGCGGTGAGACAAAGCCGGCCAAGCGCGTCAACGGTCACGCGCACGCAGCGCCACCGGCAGAACCCGCTAGGCGCGTTGTCACGCCAGTGCCTGCGGACTTCGCGGAGTGTCCGTGTGTGCACACTCGCTATGGCAAGCCATCGGCGCGGTGGACGTACCGCAACGCAGACGGCGAGGTGCTGGGCTACATCGCCCGCTACGATCCTCAAGGCGAGCGCAAGCAGATCATCCCATGGACTTGGGACGGCGAACGCTGGGGCATGGGCCAGTGGCCGTCACCGCGTCCGCTGTACGGTCTCCAAGAGCTCGCAGAGCGTCCCGGTGCTGCGGTGCTGGTAGTCGAAGGCGAGAAGGCCGCAGACGCTGCACGACGATTCGCTGGTCTCTACGCGGTGGTGACATGGCCCGCAGGCGCCATGGCCGCAGACAAGGCCGATTGGACGCCGCTGGCAGGCCGCAAGGTGCTGTTGTGGCCGGACGCAGACGAGCCTGGCCGAAAGGCCATGGAGCGCGTGGCCCAGATCATCCATGAGCGGGCCACCGAGGTCAAGGTTCTGGACGTCTCAGGCCAGCCCGACGGGTGGGACGCAGCCGACTCAGAGTTCACGTCCTGGGCCGACTGTAGGGCCTGGATGCTTCAGAGGGTTTCGGTATGGCGGCCGAGCGCAGCGGTGGCGACTGTATCGTCCGAGATCATCGACTCCGACACCGGAGAGATCACGGCCATCAACGCTCCGCTGCCCGATGAGTATCGTGGCCGCGCACTGTCCACCATCGAGAACCTGGCCGAGATATGCCGCCGCCTGGGCGTCACCGTCAGGTACAACGTGATCTCCAAGGAAGAGGAGATCATGATCCCTGACGAGGCGTTCAGCCTGGACAACCGAGGCAACGCCAGCATCGCGTGGCTGATGTCATGGTGCGAACGCCTGCGCATGCCGACCGGCAAGGTGGGTGACTACATCACCTACATGGCCGACCGCAACCTGCACAACCCAGTGGCAAACTGGATCGAGAGCAAGCCATGGGACGGCCAGAGCCGCCTGCAAGACCTCTACGATACAGTTGCATCGCACGGCGAAGAGGCTCTGAAAAACACCATCATGCGCCGCTGGCTGATCTCTGCGGTGGCCGCTGCGTTCAACCCGAACGGCGTATCAGCGCACGGTGTGCTTGTCTTCCAGGGCGCGCAGTACATGGGCAAGACGGCATGGTTCAAGCGCCTGGTGCCGAAAGACCTCGGCGTGGTGCAGGACGGCATGATGCTGCGGCCAGACGACCGCGACAGCGTGAAACAGGTTGTCAGCCATTGGCTGGTCGAACTCGGGGAACTGGACGCGACATTCCGCAAGTCAGATATTGCCCAGCTCAAGGCGTTTCTGACACGCGACAAGGATATTTTGCGCAGAGCCTACGCACGCAAGGAATCAGAGTTTGCAAGGCGCACAGTATTTTTTGCCAGCGTGAATCCTCGAGAGTTTCTGCACGACCAAACCGGGAACCGCAGATTCTGGGTTATTGAGTGCAAGTCCATTGAGTACGACCACGGCATTGACATGCAGCAGCTGTGGGCGGAAGTCCTGATGCTGTACCAAGCTGGAGAACCGTGGACGCTGCAAGGCGAGGAGCACGAATCACTCGAAGAACACAACAAGACCTATGAGGTCATTGATCCCATAGAGGATCTGATTTCGTCTGGCCTTCGGTGGTCTGAGCCCGCTGCAGCATGGCGCTGGAGGTCTGCAACGCAGCTCTTGGCAGAGCTTGGTAGGGACACCTGCACTCAAGGAGAGGCCACTCGAGCAGCTCACCTGATCCGTCAGCGCAACGGCAACATGAGCCGCAAAACCAACGGAGTGCGCGCTTTGCTGGCTCCAGAGCCGTGGGGAAACAGCAACCGACCCTAGTGCCACTGAGGAGTCCCGCGCTAAGTTGTTGATTTGACAAGACAAAGGACAGTAGGGACACTAGGGACACTTAACAAGTAAAAGACAGGATATATAGGGGGAATGGGAAGAAAGCGCGAAAGCGCGTAATCGCGTAGCCTATATGGAAATCGACGACCCTGGCGCCCCTGCGTCCCTGAGTGGTCACTAACATAGGAGCAAACATGGCAAACAAACGAACCAAGCCAGGAAGCCCTGAGCGGGCCGAGATCGCAGAGAAGGTCATCAAGGCGATGGACTCTGGCATGAGCTGCTTTAAGGCGTGCCAGCAGGCTGGAATCCCTATGCAGACGTTCACACGCTGGGCGGAGGAAGACGCGGCGCTTGCGGAAGCCTACGCACGCGCGAGGGAAAACTTCGTCGAACGCATTGCCAACGAGGTCATGGAGTTATCCGACGTCGATGTCGGAGAAACCCCCGATGGCCGGAAGGACTGGGCCGCTGTGCAAAAGCACAAACTCCAGGTAGATACTCGCAAGTGGCTGTTATCGAAACTCGCGCCGAAGAAATACGGCGAGAAAATCGAGATCAGCGGCGACAAAGAATCTCCGCTGGTGCATCGCATCGAGCGCGTGGTGGTTAAGTGACCACCCTGCGCATCGAAACCCCGGAGTGGGCGCTGCCGTTGCTGGGCCAGGCGCGGTACAAGGGCGCTCACGGCGGCCGAGGCTCGGGCAAGTCGCACCTGTTCGCTGAGATGCTGATTGAGGCCCACATCATGGACCCGACCAGCCGCAGCGTCTGCGTGCGCGAGGTGCAGAAGTCCCTGAGCCAGTCCGTGAAGCGCCTGCTGGAGCTCAAGATCGAGGCGCTGAACGCTGGCGCTTACTTCGAGGTGCAAGAGGCCGTGATCAAGTCCAAGCGCGGCGACGGGCTGATCATCTTCCAGGGCATGCAGAACCACACAGCGGACTCGATCAAGTCCCTGGAAGGCTACGACCGCGCCTGGGTCGAGGAAGCGCAGAGCCTGAGCCAGCGCAGCCTGGACCTGTTGCGGCCGACGATTCGCAAGCCGGACTCTGAACTGTGGTTCACCTGGAACCCGAGCCAGGACTCTGACCCGGTGGACCAGCTGCTTCGCGGCCCGAAGCCGCCGCCTGACGCCGTGGTGCTTGAGGTGAACTTCGAGCAGAACCCGTGGTTTCCTGACGTCCTGCGGGCCGAGATGGAATATGACCGTGGCCGAGACCCGGACAAGTACGCGCACGTCTGGCGCGGCGGCTACCTCAGCAACAGCACAGCCCGCGTGTTCCAGAACTGGAAGGTCGAGGACTTCGACTCACCGAAGGACGCCATCCACCGCTTGGGCGCCGACTGGGGCTTCGCCACCGACCCGACGGTGCTGGTGCGCTGCCACGTTGTCGGCCGCACGCTCTACATCGACCACGAAGCCTATATGGTGGGCTGCGAGATCATGAACACGCCCGATCTGTTCATGACCGTGCCAGAGGCCGAGAGATGGCCCATGGTGGCCGACAGCTCGAGGCCCGAGACCATCAGCCACATGCGCAGGCATGGGTTCCCCAAGATCCTGTCAGCCGTCAAAGGCCCGCGCAGCGTTGAGGAGGGCATCGAATGGCTGAAGTCCTATGACATCGTGGTGCACCCGCGCTGCCTGCACACAATTGACGAGCTGACGCACTACTCGTACAAGTCCGATCCGCTGACAGGCCAGATCCTGCCGGTGCTGCAGGACAAGCACAATCACGTCATTGACGCTTTGAGGTACGCTTGCGAGGGCATGAGGCGTGCCGCAGCGGTCACGCGGCAGGTCTCAGCAGTGCCATTGCCTACTACCAGCCGCTGGTAGCATAATCCCGCAAGGAAATCAATCGGAGCCAGCATGGCGCGCATATCCACCGAGCAGAGGCTCATGAACCTGCATCAGGAAGCGCTGCGGCAGTTCAACGACATTCAGACCGCCTTGCGCGACGAGCGCCTGCAGTGCTTGCAGGACCGCCGTTTCTACAGCCTGGCCGGCAGCCAGTGGGAAGGCCCGCTGCGCGACATCTACGAGAACAAGCCGCGCATGGAGGTGAACAAAGTTCATTTGTCCGTGATCCGCATCATCAACGAGTACCGCGCCAACCGCGTGACGGTGGACTTCACGCCGAAGGATGGCGGCGGCCCAGAGGCCGACAAGCTGGCAGAGACCTGCGACGCCCTGTACCGGGCCGACGAGCAGGACAGCGTGGCCGATGAAGCCTATGACAACGCCTTCGAGGAGGCCGTGGGCGGCGGGATTGGGGCGTGGCGCCTGCGCACCGTCTACGAGGACGAGGGCGACCCCGACAACGAGCGCCAGCGCATCCGCATCGAGCCGATCTTTGACGCGGACTCCAGCGTCTACTTCGACCTGAACGCCAAGCGCCAGGACAAGTCCGACGCCCGGTTCGCGTTCGTGGTCTCCAGCATGACGCGGGCTAGCTACATCGCGGAGTTTGGAGACGACCCGACCGACTGGCCGAAGATCGTCCACCAGTACGAGTTCGACTGGCAGACGCCGGACGTTGTGTTCGTGGCGCAATACTTCAAAGTCGAGGACGTCACCGAGACCATCCGCGTGTTCCGGGCCATTGACGGCACCGAGGAGAAATACCGACAGAGCGAGTTCGACGCCGACGAGACGCTTGAGGACACGCTGGCCGCCATTGGCAGCGTCGAGGTTCGGCAGCGCAAGATCAAGCGCAAGCGCGTTCGCAAGTACCTGATGAGCGGCGGCAAGGTGCTCGAGGACTCCGGGTTCATCGCAGGCGAGTGCATCCCGGTGATCCCGAACTACGGTAAGCGCTGGTTCGTGGACAACATTGAGCGTTGCATGGGCCACGTGCGCCTGGCCAAGGACAGCCAGCGCCTGAAGAACATGCAGCTGTCGAAGCTCGCCGAGATCAGCGCGCTGTCGAGTGTCGAGAAGCCGATCCTGTTGCCTGAGCAGGTCGCAGGTCACCAGGTCATGTGGGCCGACGACAACCTGCGCAACTACCCGTATCTGCTGGTCAACCCGATCAGCGGTCCCGACGGAAGCCAGCAGGCAGCTGGGCCGGTGGCGTACACCAAGAGCCCGACGATCCCGCCTGCGATGGCCGCGCTGCTGCAGATCACAGAGTCTGACATGCAGGAGATTCTGGGCTCCTCGCAGCAGGCCGACAAGATGGTCTCGAACACTTCCGGCAAGGCCGTGGAGTTGATCCAGACGCGCCTGGACATGCAGACGTTCATCTACATGAGCAACTTCGCCAAGGCCATGAAGCGCTGCGGCGAGGTGTGGCTGTCCATGGCCCGCGAGGTCTACGTTGAGGAAGGCCGCAAGATGAAGGGCATCGGCTCTGACGGCAACCCGATGCAGATCGAGCTGATGAAGCCGATGGTCACCGATACCGGCGAGATGGCGCTGTCGAATGATCTCAGCGGCGCAAAGCTGGACGTCAACGTTGAAGTCGGCCCCAGCAGCAGCAGCAAGCGCGCAGCCACTGTGCGGGCGCTGACGGGCATGATGGCCATCACGCAAGATGCCGAGACCCAGCAAGTCCTGCAGGCCATGGCAATGATGAACATGGAAGGCGAGGGCATCGGCGACGTGAGGGATTACTTCCGCATGCGCCTGGTGAAGATGGGCGTCATCAAGCCGACCGACGAGGAATCCGAACAGATGATGATCGAGCTGCAGGGCCAGCCGCAAGACCCGAATGCGGTGTTCCTGCAGGCCGCAGCCGAAGAGGCCCAGGCCAAGGCAGCCAAGGCCCGCGCCGATGTGGTCAACACGGTGGCCGACGCAGAGCTCACGCAGGCCAAGACAGCCGAGATCATGGTCAAGATCGGAGGCGAGGCTGAGGCCGCGATGCAACCCCAGAGCGGCGCCACTCAGGCCGCGCCGCAGATTGACCAGAAAACAGCGCTTGAGATCGAGGCGATGATGTTGGAGAACCAACTGCGCCGAAACAGGGTCGAGTCTACCGATGGTCAGATTGAGCAGCTCCGCGCCGAGCGCCAGGCAAACGACAGCATGGTGCAGGCGTCAGAGGTAATGCAGCAGGCCGTGGCAGGCATTGGGCAAACGGTCGCCGTGATCGGCGAGGCGGTGGGCAAAATGAGCGAGGCCGTTGGGCAGTTTGCTGAAGCGAGCAGCCGCAACACTGACAAGGCCATCGAGGCACTCAACAAGCCTAAGCGC